GTTTGTGTATGTGGACAGTGCGGGGGCGGAGGGCCAGCCGGTGCCGCTGGCTTACGGCGAGGCGTATTGTGGCAGCCGGGTGGCATCGCAGGGTGTGGTGTCGCGCCGGGTGGATACCGACGGCGACCCGGTGCTGCAAAACCCGACGGCGGCGGACGTTACCCTGCGGCTGGTGAAAACGCCGATTGCCGGGCAGGCGGCGAAAGCGCCGAACGGGCAGTATTACGACACGGATTTTAATGATGATTCGGTGCGCGCACGCAACTACACGGCGGCACTGCAGCAGAATTAGGAGTAAGGGCTATGGGTGGGCAGAAAAGCGGTGGCGGCGCTCGCACGCCGTATGAGGCACCGAATAAGTTGTCTTCTGCGCAGATGCTGCGCATCGTGGATGTGATCAGCGAAGGGGTGGTGGCCGGGTTTGCCAACGGTAACGATGCGCCGTTTAAAAGCGTGTTTTTCAACGATACGCCGGTGCAGAATCCGGACGGCAGCTACAACTTCAAGGGCGTAACGGCGGTATTCCAGCGCGGCACGCCCGACCAATCCTATATTCCGGGCTGGGAGAGCGTGGAGCGCACGGTATCGGTGTCTAATCCGGTAAAAAACCAAAGCCCGGTTATCCGCACTGTATCTGATGGCGGCCCGACCCGGCTGCGGGTGACGGTGGGCGTGGAGCGCAATGCGTCGGTGCAGGAAAACGGCGACACGCTGGCGGCGAATACCACGCTGATTATCCAGCTGCTCAACGATGACGGCGTGCAGCAGCAGCGCCATGTGAACTTTACCGAGAAGGGCAGCGGCGCGTTTTACCATGATGAGGTATTCGACCAGCTGCCGAAGGCGCCGTTCTCCATCAAGGTTTCGCGCCCCACGCCGGACAGCACCAGCGACAAAATCCAAAACAACACCTTTTTTGCCAGTTACGTAGAGATTACGGATGCCAAACTGTGCTACCCGTTTACCGCGCTGGCGGCCTTGAGCATCGATTCCGACCAGTTCGGCGGGCAGAATCCGCGCCGCAATTACCTGATTCGCGGCATCGAGGTGCAAGTGCCCTCTAATTACGACCCGGAAGCCCGTGCTTACACGGGGTTGTGGGATGGTAGTTTTAAAACCGCCTGGACGAATAATCCGGCGTGGGTGTTTTACGATTTGGTGCAGCAGGAACGCTACTCCACGCTGGCCTTGCGCCTAGCGCCGGAAGACATCGACAAATGGAGCCTGTATCAGGTAGCCCGTTATTGTGATGAGATGGTGCCGGACGGCTTCGGCGGGCTGGAACCGCGCTTTACCTGCAATGCTTACTTGACCGACCGCCGGCAGGCGGGCGAGCTGCTTACCGAACTGGCCTCAGCCTTTTGCGGGATGCCGCTGTGGAATGGTAACCAGCTGTCGGTATTGTTGGATCAGGGCGGCGACCCGGTGGCGCAGTACGACAACAGCAATGTGGTGGAAGGGCAGTTTGCCTACAACGGCGTGGCGCTGAAATCCACCTATACCGCCGTGTTGGTACGCTTTGCCGACAAATACGACAGCTACCGCAGCAAGACCGAGTATGTGGCTGATGCGGAGGCAGTGGCGCGTTACGGCCTGAATATCCAGTCGGTAACCGCGTTTGGTTGCACCACGCGCGGGCAGGCCGTTCGTTACGGGCAATGGATACTGCAAACCGGGCTGCGCCAGCAGGATGCAGTGTCGTTTACCGTGGGGCGCGAAGGGCTGAAACACCTGCCCTACGATATTATCCAAATCGCGGACAACCACTTTGCCGGCGCGCAGCTGGGCGGGCAGGTGCAGGCGGTAAGCGGCCGGGTGGTTACCCTCGACCGCACCATCACGGAAAACTTGGCCGGTTGGTGGTTCCAATACCTTGCGCTCGAGCAAAACGCACAGGGCGAAACCGTGCCAAAGCACTACAGCCTGAAAGTGGTTTCCCAGCCGCAGCCCAATCAGCTGCTGTTGGATGGCGACCCGTCAGGGCTGGGTTACGACGACCATTGGGCTTTGTCCGGCAAGGTGGTGCCGCGCCAGTATCGGGCGGTGAGTATCAAAGAAAACACCGATGACGGCACTTATACCATTACCGCCTTAAGGCATGACCCGACCAAATACGCTGCGGTGGACAACAGTGCGCTGTTTGAGGCAGGGGCAACCACTAAATACGGTCGCCAGCCGCAGCTCGGCAACAGTAACTTATCGACCAACGGGCGGGATTTGACCCTAAGCTGGGAGAATTTGAGCGCCGACGGGCAGGTGGTGAGCTACGACATCAAAATCTTTAAAGACGGCAGGCTGTGGCGGCATATCCCGGATGCACCCAGTGCCGAAATCAGCCTGCAGGGGCTGCCCAACGGCGATTACCGCGCCGAAATCCGCGGCCGCACCGCGCGCGGCGTGCTGTCTAAACCGCTGGAAAAAGCTTGGAGCCTGAATTACACCATTACCGGGGTGCGGCCCACGCCAAAGCTGTTTGCCATCGGCCTAAATTGGACGCTGCCCAGTCCGCTGCTGGCGGAGGCTCACACCGAAATCCGCTACGGCAGGAGCAACGACTTTAATCAGGCTATGCCGCTGGCGAAACTGCCGGCACCGCAGACCGACTACCAGCTTACCAACGTCAAGACCGGCGAGCATTGGTATTTCTGGCTGCGCCTGGTGGACAGTGCCGGGCTGGCCGGAGAATGGACGGCGCCGGCGGATGGGGTATGCAGTGATGACCCATCCCTGCTGCTCGAGCAGCTGAAAGGCAAAATCGGCAAAGAGCAGTTTGCGCCGGGCGCCGGGGAAGAGTTGCTGAACTTGGTGGGCAACTTGGCCGGTAACAACAACGGCATGGCCGGTAATACCGGCAAGCAGGCCGGCAAGTGGGATTTCTACAGCCAGATGAACGAGGCGGATTATGTGTTATCCAAACGCATCAACGCCGTTCGTTCGCAGTTCGGCGACAAAATCGCCACCGTGGCCGAGGAGATGAAAACCCTCGCCACCCGAACCGAAGCGCAGGCGCGCAAAGTGCAGGCGGTGGAAAGTGAAGTGGCCGGGGCCAAGGCATCGGTAACGCAGGTAGCGCAGTCGTTTGCTGATTTAAACGGCAAATTAAGTGCAGCCTACACGCTGAAAGTGAGCACCGATACCCGCACCGGCACGAAGGTGGTGGGCGGTATTTCGCTACTGGCGGACGGGACCAGCGGGCAGTCTGAGGTAGTGATTCAGGCGGACAAGTTGGTGCTGTGGAACAACAAGAAGCTGCCGATGTTCACGGTAACCGGCGATAAAACCTACTTTAACGGGGATTTAATCGCCGACGGTAGTATTTCGGCCAAACACCTGGTGGCTCGCATCCGCTTAACTGCGCCGGAGATTGACGGGGGGAGTATCAATATCGGCAATGGGCGGTTTACGGTGAACAGCCAAGGGGATGTCTCCATCTCGGCGGAAGCCGGCCGCAAAGGTTTGAAGCTGACCAGCGAAAGTATTCGCCTCTATGACAGCCAGGGGCGGTTGCGCGTGGAATTGGAGAGTGAGTAATGGCCGGCCTGAAAGTTTATGATGAGAACGGTGAAGTAATTTTTGACGACACTATGCGCCTACTTAAATTCAAGGGTGTGGTTACTGTGCCTGCCGGCGGTCGGTGGAATTGGAATTTGAATGGTGGACAAGGTGGGTATGAATTTGCCTACTTCCAAATTCCGCTAAAAAGGGGCGAGCTGGCGTTTGTTTACTTTGTCGATCATTTGGTGCATTTTGAATCGGGAGACAGTTTCGCTTTTGAATTAAACGAAGAAACCGGGTTGGTGTCCTACTGCTCGACCCGGCCAATTACTTTTGCATATGGAGCTTGGTAATGGCTGCCGGGTTTAAATCTTATACTGCTGGCGGGGTTATAGCGATTGACTCCGACTTTAGAAGTTACGCCCTTGTTGGAGAGGAAGTCTATACAGGGGCTGCCAAGCATACGGGTTGGTTTATCCCCTGCGCCGAAGACGAAATATTGGTTTTAAGTGAGGCAAATATTCCAATTCATGTCTATGGTTATCGTAATAAGCACTTAATTGTCTGCTGTTTGTTCAATAGGGATAATGCGGGGAAACCCATATGGACGCCACCTGTAATCAAAATTTGCCGATTCAGTTATAAACCTCCGGTAAAAAAAGGTTTATTCAATGTCTACACCGAATCCGGCGATTTGGCATTTACGTCCGGGCAACTGATGTTGAGACCGTTCCGCCAAATTACCTACAACGACGGGCGGTGGGACATGGGGCGGGATACCGTGTGGGGGAAGGTTCAGTTCCCCAATGTCAGGCGGCTCGGAATATTGCTTACTCCGACCGGCTGGTATGAAGACTCCTCAGATGTGGGGTCGATTCTCCATCCTCGACCTGATGATTATGTAGAGGTGTTTGTATGGTACGGATATAAGCTGCATGGCAATACTATAGAGTTCGATACCAGCGACGAGATGCAAAGTGGCTCGTGGTCTGTTGGAGGATACCCTGTTTATTCCCATAAAGTGGACTCACTCTATGGGACTAATAATCTTATGCTCGTCTACCTCTAATCCTTTTCGGCTATCTGATGGTTTCAGGTAGCCTTCTTTTTTGGAGAAAACATGGAACAAATCAATCTAGGCAGCCTACCCGACGGCGCGGGCGGTGACAGCCTGCGCGTGGCGTTTGAAAAGTGCAATGATAACTTTACCGAATTGGCGGGCAAACCTGGCGGCGCATCCGCCGAAGAATTGAAGCAGATTAAGGATGCTGCTACTGCTTTGG